CTTAAAAAATTCCCCGGAGGGATATTTTGGCAGGTCTTTTTGGCCTCCGAATGCCCTCCGGATATTTTTGAGCACATTTGTTTGGGCCATCGGGACTTCTGCTGAGAAGTTCCTCAACATTCTTTCCAAACCTCCCAAGCCATAGAAGCCCTCCTTTCAAGAACATACGGAAAAGTACGGTGGAAGTTTCGATGGCTCAACCAAATGTACACAAAAAGTAAGGATATTCACTAGACATAGCGGCAGAAACTAGAAAGAAAGTCATGTCGAATTTGGAGGACAAGGAGGTAAGTTTGATGTCTCGGACTAGAAATGCCGCAAATCCTGAGATTAAGAGACATGCTCCAGCCAGATCAATTGAATCTAGAGAGAACCAGATGATTGGATATGCTATGGATCTGGTTGAAAAGCGACTTTTAGACGGAAGTGCGACTTCTCAAGAGACGGTTCACTTTTTGAAGCTTGGAACAACCATAGCCAAGCTTGAACGAGAGAAACTAATTCACGAAAACGAACTACTTCAAGCTAAGAAGGCAAGTCTGGAATCTTCGGGAGAGCTGAAAGAGCTCTACAATAATGCGATTAAAGCCATGCAAGTATATTCTGGACTAGGCTGTTCTGATGAGTATGAAGATTAATCGAGAGAGAGAGAGAGAGAGAGACTATGAAATACTACATTGGCAACATTCCTTATGGGAATGACTTAACTCACTTCGGCATCAAAGGAATGCATTGGGGAATTCGTCGTTTCCAGAATCCAGATGGCACTTTGACTCCTGCTGGTAAGGCAAGATATTCTCAGGGAAAAGATTATGAAAACTATTTTCGCAAACAATCTGAGTCTGACCATAAAAGAATTAAAGAATTAGAGTCTCGCATTTCAAGTAAGTCTTTCCCGAAGAGACTCCTTTCAAAGGAAACTTGGAAAGATGCAAACGAGCTTGTAAAGTTGCGTGAAAATTCTAGGACTGACGATGCTTTACTAAGAAGTCAAGTTCGAAGAAACGAAAAGTTCGACCGAAAGTATAATTCATTCGGAACTTCTAATAAGCCAAATGAAGCCTTCAATTCTTTGAATGAGCGTTTGAGTGGCGAAAGTGGTATTAATTTAGATTTAAAAAGAGATTTTGAGAAATATGGACGATCCAAAACCGTGAATAAAAAGAACGTGAGCTTTCAAACTTTATACAGAACTGCGGAAAAATGCGATTCAAAATATAGATCACGTTTTGGCGACAACGAAATCACTGTTAAGGGAGATCCTAATAAAGGTACTATTTCTTTTTATATGAAAGTTGGTAAACTTTCCGCTTTTATTCCGGTTTCCATAAAACAAAAAAATAACGGATTTGATATTGCTGCTCTTTATTCTAATGGAATTAATGGCTCTGGTCAACTTAGCGCTCGTGCCATTAACGAATTTGAAAAAGAACTCGAAAAAGCGTTGAATAAACGATGATTCGACGATATTCCGAACTAGTTCATCTCTTAACTTTAGAAGAGCGCTATGAGTATTTAAAACTGGCAGGTCGAGTTGGGGAATCGACATTCGGGTTTGATCGATATTTAAACCAGACTCTGTACAGAACTTCTAAATGGAGAAAAGTTAGAAGAGATGTCATCATACGAGATGAAGGACGAGATCTCGGAGTCGAAGGATTTGAGATAAACGATCTCATAATTGTTCATCATATGAATCCCATTTCAATTGAAGATGTTGAGAATGAGAATCCCGAGATATTCAATCCGGAGTTTCTTATCTGCTGTTCAAAGCTTACGCATAACGCAATTCATTATGGTGATGAGCGACTTCTGCCCCAATTGCCAATGGAAAGGAAACCCGGTGATACGAAGTTGTGGTGATATTTATGGAAAGCATCTTAGTAAGTATTAAAAAACTTCTCGGGCTTGAAAGCGACTATGATGCTTTCGACACCGATATCATCATCGGTATAAATACCGCACTGATGGTTTTGAACCAACTTGGAGTTGGTCCTAAAGAAGGATATTCCATTTCGAGTGACGTTGAAACATGGAGCGACTTTCTAGGAGAAGACGAATCTCTCCTTCAAAGTGTAAAAACTTTTGTATATTTGAAAACCAGACTTGTCTTTGATCCGCCTTCGACTTCTTTTGTAATCAGCGCAATGGATGAACAAATTAGAGAGTTGGAATGGCGTATAGTTGTACAACTAGAAAATTTAAAAAGAGAAGAAAGGAGGGACTTTGAATGAATTCTAATGAACTCTACCACTTCGGTATCAAAGGAATGAAGTGGGGAGTTAGACGTTTCCAGAATTCTGATGGAACTCTTACCGCTGCTGGTAAGGTAAGATATTACGGATCTCAGGCTGCTGGTAAAGTTAGGAATTTCATCAATTCTCATAAACCCTCCGAAGATGCTAAACTCGCAAGACAAGCTACTCGTTTTGGTGGTAGAAAGCGAATGAGCGATGCCGACCTTGCAAAAGCCATTAAGCGTTTAGAAATGGAGAAGCGAGTTAGCGATATTAAAGAACAAACTAAGGGCGAAGGAAGAAAAGCCGCAAGAGATATTCTTAAGCAATCTGCTAGGACACTTGTCGTTGATGGAATTGTGAGGGAAGTTCTTGTTGGTGGTGTTCTCAGAGGAACAGGAACAGTAGTCAAAGCAATTGGGCAAGCAGTTGCTAACGATCTTACTGATAATGGCGGAGGCGGTAAAAAGAAAAAGAAAAGTAAAGGCGGAGATGACGATTAACTTTGCTTTCTAATACTGCTGTTCCAAAATATTATGGCCAATTCCGTGATGCTGTTCTTCGAGGTGAAATTCCTGTTTGTAGAGAGATTTCCATGCAAATGAACAGGATTGATGCCTTAATCGAGAGCCCTAAATACTATTACGATGACGAAGCTGTCGAAGGTTGGATTCGTTTCTGCGAAGATGAAATGACTCTAACCGATGGCTCCGATGTGGAACTTCTGGATTCCTTCAAGCTTTGGGGTGAAGAGATATTTGGCTGGTATGAGTTTGAAGAGATTCAGGTTTATCAACCGAGACGAGATGGTCGAAGCGGACACTATGTCAGGAAGCGTCGAAAAAAGCGTCTCATTAATAAGCAATACTTGATAGTTGGCCGAGGTGCTGCTAAATCTCTATATTGCTCGTTTGTGCAAGCTTACAATGAGAATATTGACACGTCTACAACTCAGCAAATCACAACTGCTCCTACTATGAAGCAGGCCGAGGAAGTTCTTACTCCTATTAAGACTGCTATAACCAGAGCAAAAGGACCGTTGTTCAAATTCCTTACAGAGGGATCTCTCAATAATACTACTGGTTCCAAGATTACTAGGCAGAAACTTGCCTCCACTAAGAAAGGAATTGAGAACTTTCTTACAAATTCAATTATCGAAATTCGTCCGATGACCATCGACAAGTTGCAAGGTCTTCGCTGTAAAACTGCAACTGTTGACGAGTGGCTTTCTGGAGATGTTCGAGAAGATGTTGTCGGCGCAATTGAACAAGGTGCCTCAAAACTTCCAAATTACTTGATAATTGCTGTAAGTTCCGAAGGTACTGTTCGAAACGGTAGTGGTGACACTATTAAGATGGAATTGATGGATATTCTAAAAGGCGAATACATCAATCCTCATGTGTCTATCTGGTGGTATAAGCTCGATGATATTAAGGAAGTCAACGATCCTTCAATGTGGGTTAAAGCTAATCCTAACATCGGTCGGACAGTTAGTTATGAAACCTATCAGCTTGACGTAGAAAGAGCTGAGAAAGCTCCAGCTGCCAGAAATGATATTCTTGCCAAACGATTTGGCATTCCGATGGAAGGCTATACGTATTTCTTTACTTATGAAGAAACTTTGCCTCATAGGAAAAGGGACTTTTGGCAAATGGCCTGCTCTCTTGGCGCTGACCTTTCTCAAGGTAATGACTTCTGTGCGTTCACTTTTTTGTTTCCACTTCCGAGAGAAGCGTTCGGTATAAAGTGCAGAAGTTATATTTCAGAGCGAACTCTCTTTAAACTACCGGCTGCTATGCGACAAAAGTATGAGGAGTTCATTAATGAGGGAAGTCTTGTTGTTCTCGATGGAACGATCCTTGACATGATGGAAGTGTATGAGGATCTCGATAAGTTTATTATAGACGCTGGCTATGATATTCGGTCTTTCGGATTTGACCCATACAATGCTAGAGAGTTTGTAAATCGTTGGGAACTTGAGAATGGTCCATCTGGAATAGAGAAAGTTATTCAGGGCAGCAAGACTGAATCAGTTCCTCTTGGCGAATTGAAGAAGCTAGCCGAGGATCGTATGCTGATATTTGACCAAGGACTTATGACTTATACCATGGGTAACTGCATTACAATTGAGGATACCAATGGCAATAGAAAACTCCTCAAGCGTCGTTATGAGCAGAAGATTGATAATGTCGCTGCAATGATGGATGCTTTTGTTGCGTTTAAGCTTAACAAGGACTTGTTCGATTAAATCGAGAGAGAGAGAGACTATGAAATACTATATTGGCAACATTCCTTATGGGAATGACTTAACTCACTTCGGCATTAAAGGAATGCATTGGGGAGTTAGACGCTTCCAGAATCCAGATGGCACTTTGACGGCTGCTGGTAAGGTTAGATACGCTGAGAATACAAGCAAGCGACAACTGGCGAATGAAATTAAAACCGCGAAGAAAAACGGTTCCTTAAAGACTTTTAATGCTGTTTATTCCAAAGCGACTAATGAATTGAAGTCGACAAAAGAATACAAACAGTTTAAAAATGTTGAAGAATTCATAAATCAGCAAATGACATCAACAATAAGGCAGATGCCGTCTAACCAGGTAAATAAAGTTAGACAGATTAATGTATCCGGTGATGTTGCCGAGTTGTATGCTAAGTTTCGAAATGATGTGTCTGTAAAAGCCAGAGAAATTCTTGGTTCCCACAGAGATGAATTTGCGTCTGCTGTGCTAAAAGATCTTGGGTATGAAGATACTGAAGCGGGACGATCCAGGTTGAAAAAGATGAAGGTGGTTTAAAATTATGAACTATATTGGCAACATTCCTTATGGGAATGACTTAACTCACTTCGGCATCAAAGGAATGCATTGGGGAATTCGTCGTTTCCAGAATCCTGATGGAACTTTGACTGCAGCTGGTAAGGCGAGATATGGAGATTATAATACTAAAAAAGAGGCCAAAATTGCAAAAAGTCTTTATAGAGGAGACAAGCTTTTGGACAAAAAACGGACAAAAGTTGGAGCAGTTGGTCGTGGAATAGTCAGACAAATTGGAATAAACGCTGCGGCAAATCTCGCAACTGGCGTTTTGGCGGTTGGAACTTTGTCGAATCCTGCGTCTGCAGCTTTTGCGATTGCGACTGCTGGAAGTATGGCTATCAATTCTCTTGCTCTAGGCGGCAGCGTTGCTAATTTGATTACTACCGGTCGTCAATTTATTGATATTGGGCGAGCTGAGGCTCGTAGAATGGCGTCTTACAAAAACTCTAATTAATAGTACATATAGGAGAAATCAAAATGCCAACAATAGGTGAAAGACTCCAGCATGCCTGGAATGCATTTCGTGGACGAGATCATCCTACAAATTACTATGATTATGGTATAGGCTATTCATATCGTCCGGATCGTCGTAGACTAAGTCGAGGAAACGAGCGCTCCATTGTCACAGCTGTATACAATCGTATTGCTATGGATGTAGCGGCCGTAACAATCCACCATGTTCGTATTGATGAAAATGAGCGTTATAGAGAGACAATACGATCAGGTCTAGACAATGCTTTAAATGTCGAAGCGAATATCGACCAGACTGGACGAGACTTTATTCAGGATTTGGTTCTGTCGATGTTTGACGAAGGCGTTGTTGCGATTGTCCCTGTTGATACATCGTTTAATCCACTCATTTCAGACAGCTATGATATTCATACTTTGCGAACTGGTCGGATTGTCTCGTGGTATTCACAACATGTTCGTGTCGAGGTTTACAATGAAAAAACTGGTCGAAAAGAGGAAATCACCCTTCCGAAGAAGATGGTTGGCATTATTCCTAATCCTCTTTATGCTGTAATGAATGAACCTAATTCAACATTGCAGCGATTGATCCGGAAACTGACATTGATGGATGTGGTTGACGAGAAAACCAACTCTGATAAGCTAGATATGATTATTCAGCTTCCTTATACGGTAAAGTCTGAAGTCCAGAAGAATCGTGCCGACCAAAGGCGAAAAGACATCGAAATGCAGCTTGTTGGTTCCAGATATGGCATTGCTTATGTGGACGCTACTGAGAAAATCACTCAGTTGAATCGTCCGATTGAAAATAAGCTCATGAGTCAGATCGAGTATTTGACTAATATGCTCTACAATCAGCTGGGTCTATCCCCAGCAATTTTCGATGGGACTGCCGATGAGCAAACGATGTTGAATTACAATAATCGAACAATTGAGCCTATTCTGTCGGCTATTGTCAATGAGATGCGAAGGAAGTTCCTTACGAAGACTGCTCGTACTCAGGGACAAACCATTATGTTCTTTAAAGATCCATTCCGTCTTGTACCCGTTAATGCTATTGCAGAAATTGCTGATAAGTTCACAAGAAATGAAATCATGTCTCCGAATGAGATTCGCCAGATTATTGGTATGAAACCTTCTGACCAGGAAGGCGCTGATGAGCTGAAGAATCGCAATATTGCCTCGAAGAATGAAGATATTTCTATGCAGAATCCTCAGGAAAACATGGGCACAGATGAACAAAAGAACCCAATGGAATATAAAGTTAGTGAGATTTAGGAGGACATAATGGCAAAGTATTATATCGGCAATCAGTCTTTTGGCCATGATGATAATGATTATTTGATGCATTATGGCCGAAAAGGAATGAAGTGGGGCAAGAACATCTTTGAGAAAGATATTCTTGAAAACATTAAGAAGGCTGGAACTAATGCTGGCAATTTTCTGACAAATGCCGGTAAGTCTGGCGCTGCAAGTGTTCAGAAGTGGGCTAGTTCTGCGAAGAAGAGTGTTTCTAAGGCTGTTAATACTCCGGTATTTGGTAAGAAGCAAGTTCCTGTTTATTCTCACAATGAAGGACGTACTCAGCCTAAAGGAACTAAGTATGGTCAGCCTATAACTAAAACGGTTCCAGCTAAATCAGTAGCGGATGTTGCTAATGATATTGGTAAGTCTGTAAGGAATGCTGTTCAGAGCAGTGCTCCATATCAAGCTTTGAAAGAAGATCGTGAACGTTATGAGTACTTCGACGATAAAGTTCGTAAGGCTAAAGCTAAAAAAGATATAGCAGAAGCAACGGTCGACGAAGATCGTGAAATATATAAGAAGCGTACAGATCAGTATAATGACGCTACGAAGCGTCGAGAGAAAAAGTACGAAGGTAAGGAGATTCCTTATCCAGCTTTTACAGATGCGTCTCATGCTCCAAGAGCTCAAGCTTCAATAGAGTATACTGTATCTAGGCATAAAGCATTAGAAGCTGAAAGAGATGTCGAAACTTATGAATACAATCGTGATAAAACTCTAACTGCCAAAGTAAAGAAAGCGCAATCACAGATTTCACAAAAGGTATCGGACATACAATCTTCCGGTGCCAAAGCTATCAATTCTGGCAAGAGCTATGCCGAATCTATTCTAGGTAAAGCTTCTAAAACTGCTGATTCGGCAAAGAAGAGTGTTAGTAAGACTGCTTCCGACATTTCTAAGAAAGCTTCTAAGGCTGTGTCAAAGGCTAAGAGTGCTGCTTCCAGTACTGTTTCCTCAATCAAATCTTCCGGCGCTAAAGCTATTAATTCCGGAAAGAATTTCATCTCTGGCTTGTTTGGTAAAAGGCATTCTGGTGGTGGAAGAAAATTCTGATGGACTAGCAAACTCTTATTCCAATCATAAAAAGACATCAGCAATCAAAATGACAGAAATTGCATTGAAGCTGCCGATGCTTTTTTAATTTGGAATATAGTTAGTCATGTTTAACTTAAAGGAGCAAAACAATGATTAAAAACTATGACTTTGGTGGCTGGGCTACCAGAAACGACCTTAGATGCTCCGATGGTCGAACAATTCGAAAAGATGCGTTTAAGGACAATGATGGACATACAGTTCCTCTTGTCTGGCAGCACCAGCATAATAATCCCGAGAATATTCTCGGACACGCCTTGCTGGAGAATCGCAATGAAGGCGTTTATGCCTATTGCACTTTCAACGATACCGAACTCGGTCAGACCGCTAAGGAACTCGTTCGGCATGGCGATATTAAATCTCTGTCTATTTATGCCAATCAGCTTAAGCAGAAAGGCTCTGATGTTCTGCATGGAGCCATTCGTGAAGTGAGTTTGGTTCTCGCCGGAGCAAATCCTGGCGCTGAAATCATTGATCTTAACTTCGAGCACTCTGATGGCAGTGAAGACATCGAGGAGGCTCTCATTTATGCAGATTATGCTCTTGAGCCTCATGAAGACACAATTGAACATGCAGATGAAAAGGAGGAACCTGAAGTGGCCGATAATAACGAAAAGACCGTCCAGGATGTATTTGACGAACTAACTGATGAACAGAAAAACGTCGTTTATTTCATGATTGGCAAGGCCCTCGAAGATGCTGAAGGCGGAGAGGATGTTGGACACTCTGATTACGACGATGAGGGGGACTATTTCATGCACCAGAATGTATTCGAGCCCGTTGAAAATCGTGGCAACTACCTAACCCATTCCGATATGGAAACTATTTTCTCCAATGCCAAGCGTGTTGGCAGCCTTCGTGATGCCGTGAACGATTTCATGGATACAAACGAACTGTCCCATGCAATTGACACTGATGGCATGGATCTGCCTACTATGACCAATCAGCAGTATAAGACTGCTTACGGTTATGGCATCAATGGTATTGACTTCCTTTTCCCGGAAGCTCGTGCTCTGAGTGATCGCCCGGAATTCCTGAAGCGCGATACTGACTGGGTGACTAAGGTTATGAGCGGTGTTCACCATACTCCCTTCAGCCGTATTAAGAGCGTCTTTGCTAATATTACTGAAGACGAAGCTCGTGCGAAGGGTTACCTTAAGGGTAAGATGAAGAAGGAAGAGTTCTTCAGCCTGCTGAAGCGTGCGACTACTCCGCAGACTATTTATAAGAAGCAGAAGCTTGACCATGACGATGTTATTGATATTGTTGACTTTGACGTTGTTGCCTGGATCAAGGGTGAAATGCGTCTGATGCTGGATGAGGAAATTGCTCGCGCTATCCTGATTGGTGATGGTCGTCTGGCTTCTGATGACGATCATATCTCCGAGGAGCACATTCGTCCTATTGTTAGCGACAAGCCTTTGTTCACTATTCAGACATCCGTTACCGCTGGTACTACTGATGAAGATACTGCTAAGAATATCATCAAGGCTGCTATCAAGGCCCGTAAGGATTATAAGGGTTCTGGCAATCCGATCTTCTTCACTACTGAAGATGTGCTGACCAATATGCTGCTGATTGAAGACAACGATGCGCACTTCATGTATAAGAGTGCTGCTGAGATTGCTACCGTTATGCGTGTCAGCAGCATCGTTACTGTTCCGGTGCTTGAGAACTTTACGAACTCTGACGGCAATGCAGTGTATGGCATTATTGTCAATCTGGCTGACTACAATGTTGGCGCCGACAAGGGCGGCGAAGTCAACATGTTCGATGACTTTGATATTGACTATAACCAGCAGAAGTATCTGATCGAGACCCGTATTTCCGGTGCTCTGACTAAGCCTTATTCTGCGATTGTTCTGAGTGCTGCTGGCAATCCGTAATAGAGGCTGAGCAAACGCATGGCAAGATATTTCGGAAAGATCGGATACATCACCTACAATGAAGAAGCTTCCGGTGTTGATGAGGAAGAAGTGCTAATAGAACGTAACTATTACGGCGATGTAATTACTGATCGAAGAAAACTCGAGAGCGGAATAGGTCTTAATGACGATGTTAATATTAACAATCGTATTAGTATTGTTGCTGATGCCTATGCATACGAGCATATCTTTGACATGCGTTACATTACTTGGATGGGGTCTAAATGGAAAGTCACTGATGTGGAAGTCCAGAGGCCCCGTCTAAACCTTTCCATCGGGGGTCTTTACAATGGCTGAGCGTGAAGAGTTGCAACTAATGCTTGAGAACACTTTTGTTGATAATGGCAAATGGCTGTGGGGCAATCCGCCTAAGACAGATGATATTCTCAAAGCTATAGCTGACGAGGCTCACAAGCATGTGAAGTTTCAGCCTAAGGCAAGTTATCGGTTGAGCTATCCGGTGATTGTCTACAGTTTGGACGGAATGTACAAGCGATATGCCAGTAATGGCACTTATCGGTTGGTCCCACGCTATCAGGTTACTGTTATAGATAAAGATCCTGATAGTGGCATTCCTTACAAAGTAGCTCTTCTTCCTATGTGCGAGATGAATCGGCGGTATGTCGCGGATAATCTCTATCATACGGTATTCACAATTTATCACTAAATAAGAAAGGAGGCGAGTTTTGTTTGGAACCGAATCTTTTGGATTTTACAGAACCTGAGAGTTTGGTTGACGAGGAAAGTCGATCTTATACAAATCGAAGAACTATACCGGCCGGAAACGAGTTTAATTTCGAGTTGAGTTATCTAGGACCTGAGATTGACGTTGATATTCAGTATAGTTACACAGACTATCGAACTAAAACAACTAAAACTGAAACACTTCATGTAAGCGATGAGAATGGCGGAACTTTCGTTCAGTTTGCCGATGACAGCATGATATTCAATGCAGATTCTGAAGATGAAGAGGCGAGTAATGCTTTTGAGTTTTTGGATTCTTCATTTATTATGAATGATATTTCCGATAACACATTTCGATTTGAAGAAAACAGTTTGGTTGTTGATTCTAGTATGGAAGAAGCTGTGATAAAGCTTCCAATTGATTTGTATAACAGTTATTCCGTTGATAATTTCGTTGTTCAAGTTACAGCTCTTAGGGGGGCAAACATTACTTCGCTTTCTTTAAGGAGGAAGGTATATATGTCTGCTATTATATGGGATGGCGTCGGCGAGAAACTATTTGAGACTGGCGTCGATCGTGGCGTTCTTTACGATTTCGATACTGAGACCAAGACTTATAATAATGGCTATGCTTGGAATGGTCTGACTGCTGTTACCGAGAGTCCCGAGGGTGCTGAACCTACGGATTTGTGGGCTGATAACATTAAGTATGCTTCTCTTCTTTCTGCTGAGGAATTTGGTGCTACTATTGAGGCTTACACCTATCCTAAGGAATTTGAGAAGTGCGATGGTTCGGCCGACCTTGCTACTGGTGTGACCATTGGTCAGCAGCCTCGTGCTACTTTCGGTTTCTGTTATCGTACTCAGATTGGTAGCGATACCGTTGCTACTCAGACCAATGCTTACAAGCTGCATCTGATTTACGGCTGCAAAGCGTCTCCGTCTGAGAAGGCTTATGAGACGATTAATGATTCTCCTGATGCTATTACGTTTAGTTGGGAGATCACTACAACTCCTGTTCCCGTTACTGGTGGTAAGCCCACTTCTTGCATTACCATTGATTCTACTAAATGCGATAAGAGTAAGCTTACTGCACTTGAGAAGATTCTTTATGGCTCGGATGCTGATGCTGAAGCTCAGACTGAGGCCACGAATCCTCGTCTGCCGCTGCCTGACGAAATTAAGACTCT